CGGTTACTTGGCTGTCGGACAATGCTGTTGGGGTTACGTCGGTAACTTCGTTCAACGTTGACGTTGCTGCTGCAATGTCGCTGAAGATGGTGAATGTTACACCCGTACCTGGCATCGCCTGCTGTACTGGTTGTACGTCTGCTGCCTGGTCGAAGAGGAGTTCTGAACGAAGGGCGAAGTACGCCAAACGGTCAAACGCTACCTGGTCTACGGACAGTGACGAGGTTGTTGTTTCGCCTGCCATTTTAATTTTTCCTTTGGTTTAGAGGTTTATGAATTTCCTAAAGCTATTCGTGCCTCTGCCAAAATTGAATCTACTTCTTGTGGACTTCGCGCGTCTTGTAGTCTGCGGTTCCAGTCGATTGGTGGTTGAGCGGTTTGTGAACCTGCAGCAATTTTTGCTGTTCGGTTCCAAGCTTGTGCTTCTTCCACTAACGGACTTGGTTCTGGGGGACTAATCAATTGTGCTTCCACTGCAGCTTGTCTGATGGACTCTGGTGAAAGTTCACCGTCATAGCCTTTAACGAAATACTTTGACGCTGGTGCAGTCAGGTCGATGCCTGCTTTCACGAACGCTAGTTCTCGTTTGGCGATGTCGGCTTCGGCGAGAAGTTTTTTGGCTTCTGCGTTTTCCTTTTCCAGTTGACGCATCCTTGCCCTAACAGGGTTTCGGTTGTCATCCATTTGGTCTTCGCTGTCGTAGTTGTCAATATCTGACATATGGCACTCTCCTTTTGCCCACATCACTCTGGAGGGTAGTGATGGCTGCTGTTGATTTGTCACCCCATATTGCTCCGCACGGTTCGGGGGTTGTCCGTGAAGGTATTACGAACTATAACACATTACATGCCGACTGTGGTGAGTCCTGTTTGTTGTCCGCCTTGTCCTGCGAAGCTGCCGCCTGTTTCGAATGCTGCGGTGCGTCCGCGTCGACGGCGTGCGATTCGTTGTGCTGCGGCTTGGTCGTTAGTGAGTACTCCTGAAACTATTTCTTCTTGGGTGAGTGCTTGTTCACCTGGGAGGTTTGTTTGGAATAGTTCTTGTTGTTGTCCGATTTGAGCGAAGCCTTGTTGGGCTTGTTCAGCGGTGACACCTTGTTTGGCTAACTGTTCTGCTTGTGCGGTGGTGATTTGCATGCCGCCTTGGGTTACGCCTGCCGCGGAGATTTGGGCGGCGCGGGCTTTGCGTTCTATTTCTTGACCTGATTTTGTTGGGTCTAGGAAGTAGGCGGCGATGTCACCGTCGGTGAGGTCGGGGACCATTCGTTTGAGTTGGTTGACGACTTCTGGGTTGGCTTGGGTTACTGCGTTATACCCTTGTTGTATTCTTTGGGCTAGTTCGACTGGGGAGATGTCGTTCGCGATGAAGTTGGCGAAAGCTTCTTGGGTGTCGTAGAAGCCTTTTGGCATGCCAAGGTTCTTCAGGTTTGTTTTGTATGACATTTCCTGGTTGATGTACTCAGCTTCAGAAAGTTCAGGCAAACCTTTGGTCACACGGTCAGCGTTACCTTTGAACCGTTCCTTGTAGATGGGTGTCTGACGGATTGAACCAAACAAAGCATCAGCGTTACGCACCAATGTGGTGTCAGCCATGACAGCTTGGTTTAGGGTATCGAACAGTCCTTCAAGCCCGTAACGTCGAAGTACGGCTTTGAGTTCGTCTGCGGCAGCGTTGCCAACTGGTAGCACCGTAGGGGTTGGTGGGGTTACTGGACCGCCGCCACCACTAGGTGGGATTGGTGGACCGTTCGGTTTAGTATCAGGTAGGACAATTGGCTTATCTGGCAATTTTGGAAGCGCATTATTCATTTCATCGCGCAACGCCATGCGACCCTGGATACCAAAGTTCGGGTCATTGAATATATTGCTCATCCTTTTACTGCTCCAAATCCTCTAGTAATAGTAGAAGCCACATCACGATACAAGGTCTTAGCCTCATCAGTTGACTGCCATTCAGGCAACGTACGCAGGAACTTGCCCCACTCCGTACCATTCATCAGGCGAGTCTCATTCGTGTTCGGGTCCTGGTATGACAACAAACGCCCCCACTTGTTGGCATCCGTGAAGTCAATCGTATAAGGGTCAATGCCAAGTACGCTCGCAGCGGTAGCACGATAGGTTGCCGTAGCCTGTGCAACGGTACGACCAGCATCTAACTGCCCTTTCAACGCAGGGTACAGGTTCTCTGCATCGCGACGCATCATCTCTTTGACCTGTTCAGGGGTCATCGTTTTCATGATGAGGTTCTGCGAGTATGCGTTGATAGTTGCATCATCGAGTTTGATGCCGTAGTCGATAGCGTATTGGCGGACGCTTGCTGCATCCAAGCCTTTTGCTACTGCTTCACCTGCTACACCGCCAGGAGTTCTGCCTGTTTTGGCTACTTCTGCGCCAACATAACGGGCTGTTTCGTTGGTATCCCAACCGTATTTGATGGCTTGTGTTGCAAGGTTTTTTAGTGCAACAGGGTCTAGTGAGTAGCCTTGTTTACCAATATAGGTTTCAAGTTCAAACTGTTTAGCGTTGATGTCATTGGCGAGGGTCGTTGGGTCTGTGGTTTGCTTGTCAAGGTAGGCACGCTCTTTAGCGTCCTTGGTCCGCGACCATTGGGTGGATTGAACGGCGTTAAGGAAACGGTCTTTGGTCCATTTCTGTTTAACGGCTTGGTCGATGATTGTTTGTAATTCTGGTACAGACTGGTAAAGGTCTGCTATCCAACCGTATTGTTCTTTGGCGTATTGGAACCATGCTGGGGTACCTTGTGCTGGTACTTTAGGTTCTGTTGGTGGTGTAGTTGCCATGGTTATCCTTGCATCCAGTCAGATAGTACGCCGATATATGAGGAGTAATCGTTCGCTTCAGCTTCGGTTGGTACCATTTTTTCAATTTGTTTTTCGGCAAACACAGCAGCATCAGGGTTCTTGGTGACCATGCCACCGCCAGAAGAAGCTTGTTGATATTGAACTTCTTGTTGCTGGTAAGCCTTAACCAGTTTGTTTAGTTCTTCGTCGCCAAGGGTTCTACCAATAGTGGATTGCGAAGCTGATTTAAATACGTTTTTCAAATCGTCTGGATTGCTTAAACGGTAGGTAGCAATAGACCCTACGTTGCCAGAAATCACTGGGTTTTTAGATAGATACACCAAGCTTTCGTCTAACGATTTACCAGCAATAGGGCTATTAGCACCTTGGTTTATAATGTTGATTGCTGTTAAAGCTTTCAAAAAAGCGGATTGAAGCTTGGTATCCATAGGGTTCCCCACCGACATTGGGCGAAATCCAGGTACAGCTTTCATCAACAAATCGTTGTATCGAATCAAATCCGTTTTAGTTGATTTGAAAATGATGTTGATATCTTCTGCAATGTATACCCTTGGCGCATCTGGTGTCCCAAAATCGGTTGGAATTTGATAACCTGTTTTGACTTTTCCAAGTGGGACTTTCGAAGAGTCGATTGTTAGAACCGCATCCCCAGTGTCAATATCAGAAGGGAACTCTGTGCTGTTGCCGCTATTGGGGTCTGTTAAATCTTTTGGTCGCATGCTCATTGTTATTGTCCAATTTCTGGTGGGTCGAACTCTCTAGATAATACCTTTTCCCACATTGGGGCAAAATCTGGGTACTTCTCAACAAGAGCTTCGCCCATTTGAGTAAGTTTTGCACGGAACCCAGCAGATTCTTGTTTCTTTTTCCAGGCTTCGTTAGCCAAAGCAGGATTCAATTCTAATACTTTAGCTACGTTGCGGGTGCGATAATCCCAATACTGTTTCAAAGCTTCACCAGCTGGCAACGATGTGACTTTAGAGTCATTAACCATTTGTTCAATCTGAATCAGTTGCTTCTTTAGCCTGTCCTCTGATTCACCAGCGGAAACACTGACATCCCAAAAAGGATACTTAGTTTTAAGTTCCTCAGACAATGCACGCATTTCCGAAGAATAAGTGTTTGAACGTTTTGTTTGCGCTGGGGTCAAACCTTGCTTCAGACCAATAGCGACCAACGCATCTTGTCTAGCGTAATACTGCGTGTCGGCTACCGAACCCAAAGCCTCTTCAATTCGTGGTCCTATTTCTTTTGCTTTTGACCAACCACGGTTGTTGAATTCAATGAAAGCTTTCGGGTCATACGGCTCGTTTTGTGGACCTAAATAACCAGCAACAAGCTCATACTTGTCAACCAAGCCAGAGTTACTAGACAACCAATCAATGTACGCCTTTGACGGGCTTAGACCAGGGAAACGTTGTGTCCCACCAGCAAGCAAAATCCATACACCGTCACCATATTTTTGGAACAGTTTGATAGTTGCTTCGTTTGAATCCCTGCCAGCGTCTTGTGCTTCTTTTATCATTGCGCTGTATTCGTCAAGCACAGCACCCGTAGTGATGTTCCCTGACTTTGTTTCCATAAAGAATTTGGTGTATGAAGCTGCAGGCAAAAAGATTTTCATAAATGATTTCAGACCAAGCAAGTAGTCTGTTTTATTTGTGACATCTTCTTCAAGGTTCGCACGTTGTTCGGTGGTAATTGGTAAGCCATTGCGGTTAGTGGCAATGTTGTTTAGGACAGCGTTAAATGTGGTTGAGCGAATAGAGTCGTTTCCTTCAGTGGCAAACATTTCTTGAAGGTTGTTAAACAAGTCAATCTTTTGTCCGCCAGCTACCTGTGATGTTCCTGCACCGACAAGACCTTGAAGCCAGATTGGGGCAATATAGTCGGCAAGTTTGGAACGCATTTCAGGGTCGCCGAAAGGGTTGAACAGGCTTCTTACAGCAAGAAATGGTTCTTGTTTTGGTATGAACGAGTCGGCAATGATTGCTCCCACACCAAAGAACCCTGGCACACCGTTACCCATCAACGTCCAGTTTTTTAGTTTGATTCGTTCTTCACCATTCAAACCAAGCATGCTGTAAAGTTCGCGCGTAAATGGTAATGCAACTGCTTGCTGACCAGTGTCTTCGTCTTTGAAAACTATTCCGCGTCCTGGTTGACCGCCAGCCCATTCAGGTACTTCAGCATTTTGTGTTCCTTCGTTAAGCACACGCGCGCGTTCAAGCATCGATGGGTTTTCCGCCATTAGCCTTCCCCATACTGACCATTGTTCTTTCCATGCGTCAAAGAAAGCAAATAGCAATGAGTGGCGTGAACCAAAATATGTTTTGTTTTCTCCGCTGTATAGCAAGCTGTCCATTCTTTGATTGCCGTACATTTCTCCAAGTATTTCAACTTGCTTGCGCGTTGCGGTTCCAGCAGCCTGTGGGATTTGTGCTTTAACAGAGTCGGTCATCCATACTGGCATGTCGCTTTTTTCTAAAGCTGCAGCCATTTTTGCTGCCTCTTGCGGGTCCATTGCTGGAATTAGTTCAACGATGCGCTGCCATTTAGCATAATCTTTGAGAGGGTTACGAGCATATTTTGCTGAAGCATCTCGATATAAACTGAATCCGCGTGTCAACAACCGTTCTTTGCGGTTAATATTTTCAAGCAATTCAGATGGGGCATATGGGGCTATATCAAATATCTCATCAGGGTTTGTAAGCAAATTGTTTTTTACCCAGTTCCGCAAAGACTCTGTAGCTTCAAAAACATTTACTGTTGTATTTGTCCTGATTTTCCAACCGTCCATAGCTGAAACGGATTCGGTCCCAAGCTTGCCAGTTGCAACAACACCAATTGCTACAGCATCGCCTTGTGTGCGTTGCATGATGTCAGCCATGGTTGTAACAACCCAAGCGGTATTTCCTTCTACGCTTGTTAAAGGCGCTGTCGAACTCATTGCTCCAGCACCTTGGCTTCTTACGGCTTTTTCATATATTTGGTCAAACATTTCGCGAAGGTCGCCAGACAAAAAACGTTGTGGCAAGCGCATCACTTCTGTCCCGCCGCCTGCAAGCATGGCTTTTGCTACTTCACGGTATTCTGGGCTTTCTGACATGTGTACCAAGTCGCGAGCTGTACCAACAACCCACTGTTTGCTTTCATCACCATCGACTTGGACAAAACGTGTTCCATCTTCTTGAACCAAAACATTACGTTTAATAGCTTTTGGTTGACGACGCTCATAGTTTTGTGTTTGAGGAAGTTTGCGTTCATCAGCCATCAAACCTTGCGAGATTTCTGTCAACTTCCGACCAGTACCAGGTAAAGATTCGTCTATGCGCAACTCATATAGTTTGATTTGGTCAAGGATTTCTTTTTTAGTACCAAATTGTTTAGTAAGTCCATCAAGCAAATCTTGAAACATTTGTACGCCAGTAGCGTCGCCTTGTGCTTTTGCAATCATCAAACTTGCTCGCAATGAATCTATTTGTTCTAGAACTGGATGAAGTTTTGCAACTTCTTTTCCACTACGAATTGCTACACCAGCGGTGTTGTAATTTAGATGACCCATTGCTCCCATGGCTTTCAAGGAATGAACACTTAAGCCTTCGCTTACAGCAATGCGCAATAGTTCGTCTGGAAGAATTCTCGTTACCATGCGCACTGGAAGCGGCGCACCAAGAGCGATTGGCTTTAGATATTTTTGTTGAACATTTGTTTCCAACCAGTCCAACGCTGACATTGTTAACATCTTGTTCAAACGCGCGCTAACACGAGAGTTTGGCATGTTCCTAAAAGGTTCAAGCACTTTCCACAAGTTTGTGGTTTCACGCATTACTTGCTTTAACTTGTCTGGGTGAACCATCAAGAAGCCTTTAGGAATCATGTCGATTGAACGGAGAACTTCTCCAGTCCCGTCTTCGAACCATGACGTTACATAACCATCACCCAATGCGTCAAACGACCATTGGTAGATTTCGTCGCCTTTTCCAGCCCAGTCAGAAACAATGTCAATCCATTCTTGTGGTACACCGTTCTTGCTTAACGCTGGTTGGAGAACTAGTTTTGCCCAATCTTTTGCCAACTCAAAACGTTTTTCAATATTGCCGCCAGCAACATATTTCATTGTTTTTGAAAGCATGCTATGGCGAAGTTCTTTTGGAACCTTCATTACCGTCATCAAACGGTTCATATCTTTGATAGATGCAAGTGGGTCGCTAAAAGAAAAAAATACGTCTTTTGGCATTGTTGCAAATTGGCGTGTTTCGCCAGACACATAATGTGCTAGTGCTCCGCCAGTTTGGTTTGTCCATCGTTTGATAACACCTGGAACTTCTGCAATGTTGTAAAGCGGGTCACCGCTGTAAGCAGCGTTTGTTAACGCTTTGTGTACGTCTTTTAGGTTTACTTCTTTGCCAGCAGCACGAGCAACATCTACAATATCTTGGATTTCCACAGCTAAACCAACTGGGATTTTACCAAGAAAATAGTCGTATAGTTCTCCAGCGTTTGTAAATGAAGATAGTTTGTTTAGGGTTAGTCTGCCGTCACGGGTAAATGGCATTTCGTCAATTGCCCGTGGGATAAGTTTGGCTGTGCCATCGTCGCCAATAGCTACACCTATTCCCGCTTTGCGTGCCACCATGTCCGTGCTAACTGGAACGTATTCGGCTGGCAACGGTGGGGCATCCATGTTTGCTAATACGTTTTTACCAATTGTTTCGTTTGCCAAATCATCAACAACTTGTTGGACTTCTGGTGGAAGCACAGTTCCTTCTGGAAGCATGCCACCAAACCTAACGATGTCTGTTCCATCATCAAGATAACGCCCTGGGTTCATGTCGATTATTTCCCTAGGGATAATTGTGCTTAAACCTTTTTCAATGCGAGCAGCTTTCCATGCGTCATAAACTTTGTCTGCTGGTGCGCCGTTTAATGCTTTTAATGCTGGTGTGTATTTCAAACCAGATGACTTCATAAGCATCGCAATTGGGTCAAAAACCAATGTTGGGTCAGTTATAGCAGTAAATACACCATCTGCAATTCCTGAAAGGAACGATGCAGCATAACCATCACGGTCTACAAATCCTTCTTTGATTAACGGTTCAACAAGTGCGCGACCAACCGTCCAGGTTTTCCCTGATATTTCTGGCATCACCGAATCTCTTGCAGCAATAGCAGCTTCTCCAGCTTTACCAGCTGGGAAGTACCCACCGCCAACATCTAGTTCGCCTTCGGTGACTGCTTGTTTAGCAATTTGCGTAAGAATGTTTCCCTGAATAACGCTTTGTTGAAAATTTGCCCGTTTCTCTGGGTCTTTCATAATACTCACAAGCGAAGAAGCCATGCCGCCAGGAGTAAACACATTAGAAATGTCGGATAAAGAAAGTTTTCCGTCTTCTAAAATCACTTGTTCAACAAGGTTCTTTGTTGCTTGGGCAGCACCAAAAGTTACGCCAGTAATTGTTTTTGTTGTGGCTCTTATAGGCTTGCCAACAATATCTTTTACGCTAATTCTTGATGGGATTGTAATTCCTGCAGATTCAATTTCAAATCCACCAGCTGGACCAATATGGTCTGGAGCAAAAAATCCAAGTGTTTTAGGTACAACAGAAAGACCTATTCCTGCAAGTTTCATTGCATCAGTTCCAGCCATGATTAAGTTTCCAGCAATATATTCTGCTGACCATGCGTCTGGTCTTTTGTTCATTTCCATTTCTGCGTCAACAAGTTTTTTGTAAAACGGAAATTTCGCTGGCAAATCTATTGTTGAGTCAAATTTTCCTGTTCGCGTACCATCCGTTCTGACGGTATCTTTTGGAATCATCCCAGGGATGGCGTTCCACTCTTCTGGAGTCATAGACAAATACAGTTTTGTAACTTGTACGTCTTGTAGTTGCATCAACTCTTCGGCGTTGTTTATTGTTTGTGGTACTGGAACTCGTCGCCAGTTAAGACCGTTGTCCCAAGTTGGGTCTACTTTGTCCCACCAGTCAGGCTGATGGTCGTGACGGACCGCAAGTTCTTGTGGTGCCATGCGCAATAGGTCTTGAATAGAAAATGGTGTTTCTGTTGCTGTTGGCGTTGGGTATTGAATACCTTTTGCTAATTCTGTTCTGTTATTTAAATCGGCAACGTTTTGGGTTGCTTGCCTTTGCGAGTTTCGGTGAATTTCTGAAGCATCAATAGGCATGTCAGAAAGACCAAGCGCAGCGGTCAACTCTGGGTTTGTGTAATACCCACCGTATGTTGCGTTAGCTAAACGTTCTGCTTGGTCAGCTGTTGTGAAACGGTAACCGTACTCTTCTGTTTTGGTGCGAAGTGCTTGTGTTTCTCTTGCTTCGGCTTCTAGTTCTTGAATGGTTTTTTTCATCGAAGCGGTTGGTTCTCTAGTTCAAGCAACAATTGAAATACCGCTGTATTTGGGTTTTTTGAATAGATGTACCGAACTTGATTTATCAAATCTTGTCGTGAACCTGGTTGCAAAACTTGTGGCATCGGTGGAAATAAAGCCTCAGAACCTGGACCCATACCAAGAGGGTTGCCTGCAGTTACTGGCTCCATCGGGCGTTCCGTTGGACGGTCAAGATTGCCAAGCGAACCTGGAGCAATAACAGGTGCTTGTGGTGTTCCCATTGGTACGGCTTGTTGTGCTGCGCGTTGCGCGCCAGCTTCACCATACGTTTGACCTGGTGCTGCTGTTACAGCTATCTTGTTTGTTGGGTTTTGCAAATCGGTGCGATTAGCGTACGTTGCCATTTATAGTCTTCCCCCTAGTGAAAGAACCGCTCCTGGAGTGTTTGGTTGTTGTGCTACTGCCGCTCCGCCACCACCGAGTTGTGCGAGTAGTCCTTGGATGTTTGGTGGACCTGCTGGTGGTGCTGCTTGCATCTCTGCGCCCATTCCTGGCATTGCAAGTCCTGGCATGGTTTCTGGTGCGCCTTGTGGTGCCATTGCTGCTTGGCGTTCTTGTGCGCGTTGCTGTGTCATTTGTACTGCTTGATAGATTGGGACGTTTTTTTCGATGGTGAGCATTGTGAGATACGCCAAATCGTCTGGCTGATAAGGTCCGTTAGGGTCAGCTGCTTGGGTTTGTATTGAGGACAGTAGTGCAGCTTCCATGGACTCAGCAGTAATGCGGTCTTTTTCCAGTTCGGGGTCTGTGATGAGTGGGTCAGCTTCGCGAGCAGATTCTTTAGACATAAGCCCAGTGCCAAGACGCTGACCGAGACCAACGATAAGACCGTTAACGTCCGAACCAGACGACGGATAGTTGACGTAGTGGAAATCAGTTTCGAAAGTTTTGTTTGGTACATAGTGTGTCATTCCCCCTGATACTCGTCCTGGAATAAAGAATGATTTCTTTTGGTTACCCCAATATGCTTTTTCAATTCCGATAGCAATCTTATCTTCTTCGTAGAGTGCTTGTTCAAATACTGCTTGTGCTTCTTGTACACGGAAGTCAACTGTTGCGGACAACACGTTTTCGCCTCTGCGTCCTGTACGAATGTTGGTTCCTGATTCGCCACCGAACTCTGCAGGGATTGCACCTTCAAGTCGCTCTTGGCGTTCGAGACGGTCTAGTGCTGTGTCGGTTTTGTAACCTGGGTTTGTTTGTAGTTGTTGAATGTCGCCGCCCTTAACTACACCTAGTTGTCCTGTTTTGCCGTCAGCAAGTTGGATGATTTCTGGGTTTTCTCCTGGGCGTGATACAAGGTATTCGTCTGGGAAGATGCCGCGTTCGATAGCGATTTCGGTGAGTGCTTGTAAGCGTGCGCGGGTGAAGTACATTCCGAGGATGCCGTCGTATTGTCCGCGTGGCTGGTCTAGTGTGATGCGTGATGGGACTACTGCGAGTGGCATGCCTGTGCGGTTTGGGATGCGTTCTAGTTCGATGGTTTCTAGACCAGCGCGTTCTGGTGGTGTGAGACCTTCGGCGAGTGGAGCACCCATGACGGCGATAACCATTTCTTGGTCGTCGACATATTCGAGGATGGTGAATTTGGTGTCGAAGGTGACGCGACCCATGCGGAGTTTTCCGATGACTTGTTCACCGTAATAGTCGATAAGCCATTGTGCGGTTTTGGTGTAGGTGAAGATGCAGTCGTCTGGGACTAGGTTGTCTGGGTCTTCGGATGGTGCGGCGTAGGTGTCTAGCGGGTTGCGTACTGCCCATGTTGGTTGTAGTTTGCGGAAGTCTGGGCGGAGCATTACTGGGCTTGATGAGTATGCAAGGAAGTGGCGTGCGCGGCGGCGCATCTTCAGGTTCATCTTGTTGTGGTCCCAATATGAGAGGACTACTTTTTTGCGTAGTCTTGCCATTTCTTGGGAGTCAAGGTTGCCTTGTTTTACTGGAGGGAAGAATGGCATCGGCATGGTTGATGCGATGCGCATTGATGTTTGGTCCAAGCCTTGGATGAGGAGGTTTGCTACGTTTGTGCGTGCGTTGCGGTCTAGTTCTGAGAGTGGGATTACTACGTCGCCGTTTGCTAGGTCGCGTACTTCGCGCATGCGTCGCAGGACTGGTCCTTGTGCTTCGCGTCGTGCGTTGTAAAGTTCGACAATTTGTTCGACGGATAGCACTTAGAGTAAACTCCTTGGTTTTTTGATGACTAACGCAACTGTACTATATTAGCCTTGTAGCATCCATGTTGGTCGCCATTGTCGTGGTGGGAGTTTGACTCCGCTTACGTTGGGGAAGTGTAGTTCTGCGAACCAGTTTGCCATTACGAGGTCGGTGCCGTTTTTTTTGTCTGGTGTCCATTTGGTGAGTTCGTCTACTAGTGCGAGTGTTTTCCAGTTGCCGCGCATTGATGGGAGTCGGACTGCGCCTGCGCGGTAGAGAGGTGGGAGTAGTGCTTCGATGCCAAGTTTTTCGTCGAATTTGTTTCGGTGTGTGGTGTGGGGGATGATGTTGACCATTTGTCGTGTTTGCCATTTGCGTACGAAGTCGTGGGCGAGGAGGAATCGTTGGGCGGCGTTGACCTCTACCACGATGTGTGATACAGGGTAGCCGTATGCGAAGGCACGGTTGGTCCAGTCTTCTAATAGTCCTGAATATGTTTGTGATGTGGTGTCATATCCGAGTAGTTCTTCGGCTGTAAGCTTGACTCGCTCAACATCGATGAGGTATCGCAGGTTGGTGTGGGGTTGGTAGAGCCACCATTGGATTCCCCAGAACTGTGATGGTGATGGGTCGACTGTAATGATGGATATTACGGGTGGTCCGAGTCCTTCAGGGATTTGTCCTGGGAGTCTGTCGTTGTCGATGCATCCTGGGTAGAGAACACCGTCTTGTCCTAGTCCTCCTGTGACCCAAACACGGGAAATGAGGTTAGCATCGTCTGCGTCGTCTTCTTGTTGGTAGACAACTTTGAAGGTTCGAGGGTTTGAATAGCGGATGTAGGACAAATCTTTCCAGGAGAGACGCTGGGGGTCTAGGAGTGGTCCTTCTGGGTAGGGTTTTGCGTCGTATCGGCGTGATGCTGGACCTGTATCTAGTTCTTCGTAGTATGCCTTGTACACAAT